TCCAGCGTGGAACGGTCCTCTCAACTACAATTTTACAACTATTGATACGGCTATTGCCGCAGCTACAGGCAAACCAGCGTCTCCGTCTTTTTCAGTCCAGTTTGCTAACACCAGCGCGGCAGCGTTTCAAGGTGACGCGAACTTCACCTTCAACCCGACCACTCACACTCTGTTTGCTCTCAATGTTACGGGTAACGTAAACACGACGCAGAATGTGATGACGTTTGGTGCGGTGTCCGACGCGCTTTCGGATTCCAACTGCACTATGGCGTCCGGATCGTACACACTGAACTGTGCGGGCGGCCTATTTACCGCAGCGGCAGTAGGGAAGGTTATTTCTGTCCAGTACGCCGGGGGCACGGGAAATTTAAATCAGCCCCTCACGACAACCATCGCGACGTACATTTCCCCAACGCAGGTTACCTTAACCGCGCCAGCCACACAGACGGCCTTTGGCACGGTGTCCACTGCAACGCTTACGAACATCGGTACCTCAGGCTACACGACCGCGCATTACATCCCTTCCACTACGTCCGGCTCAGGCGTCGGCGCAATGTTGAGCATTGCAGCCACCAGCGGCAAGATCAACGGGGCAGCGCTGCTTTATAACGGCGCCCATGGGACATCGGGATATACAACCGCATCGGGGTTGCCCACCACAAGCTCATGCGGCCTCACGGCGGCGGTAGCAAGCATTACAGCCTCAGGCGGCGTCATCACGTCCGGAACAGTGACAGGCATCGGCATGACTTACCCGTTGGGGTGTCTGATCTATCCAACGCAAAGCGGTTCGTCTGGAGACGCCTATTTCACTGTCGTTAGTGCGGCAGCGAGTGTCGATGAGGGCGGATTGGGATACGCGGTTGGAGACAAGGTTTATCCGACGCAGAGTGGCTCGTCTGGGGATGCCTATCTCACAGTGACCGCAGTCACCAACACAGGAGCCATTTGGGGCACGGACGACACGGTGGCGTTCAACACATGGATGGCGGCGCTTGGCCTCGGCAAACCCGGCCTAATCCCCAACGGTCAGTTTATCTACAACATGGCGCATGGCGCGAACACCATGACGCTCTCGTCAAATGTGGACATTACGATGAACCGCAGCGGGACCGTCTACATGATCGGCGGCGCACCCAACGGCCCTTCTGGCGGCTGGCTGTTCACGATCCCGGAGGGAACTGTCAACGTTCACTTCAACAGCCTGAACATAGCGGGCGAGTTCATCAATCACGGCAACATCTACCATGGACTAGGCTATGGCGGCGGAATCCTAGTGGGTGATTCTGCCGGTACTCCGACTCACGGCATCCTTATCCAGAATAGCGTCTTCACCAATCTTCTCTCGACTCCAGCCTTTGACGATGTGAACACGGACTACAACATCGACTTCATCAATAACATCGTCCAGTACGCAGGGGAAGTGAACTTGAACAGCTCCGACACGAACGTGACTGGAAATCATCTCATCGGAACAGGCGGCATCGAGTCCGGAGGGGGCACTAATTTCCACGTCGATAACAACATTCTCGATAACCCAGTGGGGGCTTACGAGATTGAAGTTGGCGGCGCGACGGACGGAGTGCCCAGAACCGGAGGGACAGCGAGAGGCAACATCATCCGCAATCCTCTCCCCGGAGATTCCTGTCTTAGTTTAGGAGACGGCTTCACTCAAGGGATTGTGTCGGACAACATCTGCACGGGAGTCAGTCAGAGCGCGGTGGGCGGCGGATTCGGCATCATCAATGTTTACTCCGGGTACACTCACACCTTCAACAACATCATCGCGCACAATCAGATAAGCGGGTACGATTCGAACAGCGCCGTCTACATTGAAGGAGCAACCGGAGACAAAATTACAGGCAACACCGGTGCAGGCGTGCAAAATGGGCTGGTATTAGACAATGCACAGAACATCGATAGCAACGGAAATACATGGGCGGGAAGTTACGGCGACGACATGATCGTGGAAGAAGGTTCGACCGCCCACATCAAGGACATACTGACCTTCGGTAACTACTCAACCGCAGGAAGTCCGGCTTCAACGATCACCCTCGACTCGCATTTATACACGCCTGCGGGGGATGAGTTGGTCGGTGCTCCCGTCTATCTAACGCCCCCTGCATTCGTCGGCACGTCTTTCAACACGACTATCGGTTCACCTAACCCGTGGCCGTTTTCCTCAGGCGACGGAGCCTATTCGGTGTTCGTGCTGAAAGGCTCTCCGGGTCCTGCCAACTCTATCATCGACTTCGGGCCTGCCAACGCTGGAATCAACACAGCGCACTCGGCTATAGCGGCAGAGTACGATGGAATCTACTCGGCAGACTTGGCTTTTTGTGCGGCCTTCAACGGGAACAGCGCATATCCTCCTACTGATTGCGTAATCGGACTTAGGATTTATTCCAACCAAAACGGAACAGCCAATGTCTACGGATTTTCTAGTTTCAACGGAAGCATTTGCGTTGGAGCGGCGGCTAGTTGCCCTGATCCGGGTATCGGAGATATTCAATACTTAGGCCAATTAGTTGGACCCACTACTGCTCCTTCAGGAACTTGCACACGGGTCGGTTGGTCGTTTAACGGCGACGGAACCGCAACCTTCTGTCCGTTTGTTAGTGGAACATGGGAACAACCTTTTGCGGCTCCTTCCCTCACAGGGACCACCGGAACTATCACCGGAACGTCTCTTTCCGCTAGCTGCGATTCAGGCACAGCATCGGTTAGTGGGGCCGTGGTCGGCAGTCCAGTTGCCGTGAGCAGTACGACTGGCGCGGACGTGGGAGGCGCTTTCAATGTTCGTGGTTCGGTGACTTCAACAGGAACAGTCACAGTCTATGTTTGTGGAACAGGAACCCCAGCAAGTTTAGCCTACAACGTCACAGTATTTTAGTCCATTATCTGGACTCAGGAGAAATCAATGAAAGAATCTCGCGGAAAGTCCGGCATGGGCGGCGGAAAGAAATCTTCGAAGAAGTCGGGGAAGAAGCCACATTCTTTGCATATCAAACGCGGCCACTCGGGCGGGTTCGTGGTTACGCATCGCCACATGCCTGACGAAACAGGAGCGACGCAGCCCGATGAGGAACACGTCGTCCCGGATATGGAGAGCCTTCACGATCACTTGGACTCAACAATGGGCGATCAAGGACCAGCTCCGCAGGCTCCTCCTCCCGAAGCACAAGCGGCCCCTGCACCTCAAGCACCCCCGCAAGGAATGTAAATGAACTGTTTTTGGCAATTCTTGTGTCTAGTCTGGACAACTATCGGCAACCATGTGTCCGCGAACGCGGGGGCATACGGAACCGCGTCTATCGCCCTCGGGTTGTCTGTAGCTAAAAACATTCCGCCTCAATTTCCGAAGTCTGTTCAAGAGTGGTGGACGTGGATGAGGGATTCCATTCAGACAGCGCTCCCGATCTCTCGGGCCAATTCGGTCCCTATCCCGCCGGTAGCCCCGACCCCGCTCACGAAGTAGATATGGCCTTCCGGTCGTTCGTCAACACAAATTTACCAACAGGAATCAAGGAGATTCAAATGGCAACCTTCAAATCATTTCTCTCAGCAGCCGGTCACGACTTCGTGAAAGTCTTCACTTGGCTCGGAAGCACTCAGGGTCAGGCGGCAATCGCTGGGACCGAAGCAATCACCAACACCGTAGTCACCGCCGAAAACCCGCTCGCAGGCGCAGCCTTGGTCGGCGTTGAGGCGTTGGTCAACAACGGTCTTAAGCAGGTTCTCAGTATGGAAGCCGCTGCTGCCGCAGTTGGTGCGCAGTCTGGTACAGGCGCTCAGAAGGCTGCCGCCGTATCCGCGTCTCTTGCTCCGCAGGTCGGCGCGTTACTAACTTCTATCGGAGTGTCTAATCCAACTGCTACGCAGGTTCAGTCGTTGTCAACCGCCGTGGCTTCTGGTTTGGCGTCGATCCTGAACGCGATTCCCGCGCCCGTTGTAGCGTAGTCCATTATCTGGACGAGGTTGAATGTTTCTCTACTGGTCTAAAGTCGTTGTTTTAGTCGTGCTGGCTGTTTTCCTTGGATTCGGATCGTACCTGGTCTGGACGGCTACTCAAGCCACCAAGCGACTCAGCCAGCAGACTTCAACTGATCTTTATAACATCGGAGCGGCTTCTTACAACCTTAACACAAACTTGCAGACAGCGTTCGGTAACCTGAACAGGCTGTGCGGAACTGATAAACCGTGCGGACTGTTCGAAGATGCAGCAAGAACCCTGAATACAGTTCGCAAGACCTTCGGCCAGATTGAAATTGCAGCCAACCACGAGGACAAGCAATTATTCAAACTGGACGAAGAGGAAAACCAGTTATTCTCCGACGCGCACAACTCATTAACTAACTTGGTTAGTTTAGAAGTCACTTTGAATAGTACCATCAACGGGATCGGACCTCTGGAAGACAAAGTTGGTCTGGAACTAGACTCCCTGCATAAAGTTACGGGGGATGTTGATGCCTTGGTTACGGACCAGGAACTGATTGATTTGATCCGTCACGCAGACAGCACAGCGGCTCATATAGATGGACTTTCCGGAGACATACAGCAGAAAACGCACGAGTTGATTTACCCAGCGGCTTGCCAAGGAAAATTGTGCTGGGCCAAACGGACGTACTCCATTGTCCGAGGCGTAGTTCAACTGGGCGAACCTGCTTATTACTGGGGTTCGTTGAGTACGCAAATCCTAAAATGAATTTCCAGACCCTTGAAGACGTTCGCTTGTTTGTCGGGTCCGAGACCCGAAAGATACGAATCGCTGCTCAGAATTCTCAACTCAATGGGTACAAAGAAATAGCCATGCAACTTTTCAACGAGGCTGCGTTTGGCGAGAAAATCCTGAGAGAACTTGCAAACGAATACGGAGAAGTAGATGCCAGCAAAAGAAATCATGAAGGACTTTAAAGCAGGAACCCTCCATTCTGGCAAGGGCGGTCCAATCGTCAAGAACCCTCATCAGGCCAAAGCGATCCAACTTTCCTATGCCCGAAAAGAAGGGGCTAGGATTCCGCTACCAAAGAAACGGAAGAAGTAATGGCCCGATCAATTGCGCTAACCGGCAATTTGGATGTAGGGAGAATCAAGATCGACGGCAAGGATTATCTGACCGTTGCGATAGACCCTAAAGCACCGAGTATGCTGGTCTACACGTTTCTCGGACCCAAGGGCGGCGAGTATGAAGTTCTTTTCGCGGACCATAAAGACGACCTAGAAGGCAACGACCCCGAAACCTGCGTAGTGCTTTCGCCGCTGTTGGAACTCGGAGACGGTTCGCGATTCGGGCAAGAAATAGTTCTCGTTCAGCCTCGTCCATTAGTTGGACAAAAAGTTGGGCTGTGGAACGAAGTGGATCGGATTGAGTACTACTGATGCCGGATAATTCAGACAGGTTTGACGCGCTAATCGTAAAGCATGGCGGGGACCCTAGACTGCTTGCCGATGATTCGGAGACGTTAGTCAATGAGTTTTACGCGGCAGCGAGGTACATTCCGAACAACGAACTCTACGAGTTCCTGTTGGAAATTAAGCCCGACCTAGTTAATCTGATGAAGTTGGGGACCGAGCATGTTCCTAATTCGAGGGTCGGAAAAGAAGTTCGTCGGCGTTGTGTGGCGGATATCAAGTGGCTGGCTCAATACTTTTTGTGGGACTCGATGCCTGCTAGTGATGGCGGCAACAAGCCTGTTTCTGAGAACATTTTTCTTGATCCGCAGTACGATATATTCGCTGAACTGTTCATTGCGAAAGACCCCTCTGTACCGATTCACAAACTAAGTCCCGTCAAGACCAGGATTCTTTTGTGGCCAAGAGGTGGGGCCAAGTCCTCGTATGACCATGTCGATTCCTATCAATGGATTATCGCGTATCCGGAAATACGAGAATTGTACCTGACCGCCGAGGCAAGTCTGTCTGTCGGATTCACAGGAGAGCTAAAAAGTTTCTTCACTATCCGCGAAGACTCTCCTTCTTTATCCAATCTCTTTTGGCCAGAACACTGCCTCCTCTCAAAGGACATGAGAAAGGGCACACTATTCACCACCCCTGTCTACAAGAATAAGAAGACAGGCCGCAAAGAGCCAACGGTAGTTGCCTCCTCCGTGGGTAAAACGAAATCCGGATGGCACTACGAAGTTATCAAGGCTGACGATGCTGTTTCGGACAAGAACACTCAAACCGAAACGCAGTGCATAAATATTTCTGAGCAACTGTTCCTTGCCGAAAACTTGCTGATTCCCGGAGGCGACGGGTACTACGTTTTTTATATCGGGACATCATATCACGAGCTTGACCACTACGGTGCCCTCCTTGAAAAATATCTTGACAAGGGCGAAGTAGAGATCAAAGAAGGCGTTGGGTGGAAGTTCTACCACAATAAGACCTTCAACGTAGACATCCTGATCGGCAGAGCGGTTCAGATTAAACCCGAAGTAGCCGAGAGGTTGTCTAGGGAAGGCAAGCCTGTTACTTATGCGGAAGCGGGCGAAGCGGGGTGCGACATCCTGCTCCCCAAGATCATGCCGTTCTCATACTTCATGGGTAAGTTCTCGAAGAATGAGCGGGTAACGGAGGGGCAACTAAATCAGAACCCAAGGCCAGCCAGCGACGTAGAATTCAGCCGCATGTTGATGTTACGGGCGACGGTTCCCTACACTCAACTCCCTCGCAACGGACCTGTATCCCAGTTTTGGGATTTCGCTTTCAGCAAGAAGAAGGGCCGAGACTATTCTACGGGTTCATCCATTATCTGGACTGAAGAAGAGGAACTTGATCTTCTGGGAAAGAAAACTGGAAACAAACGGATAGTCGGGTACGTTCGGAAAATCATTCGAGACCGATTCAACCACCTGACTCTCGCCCAGTCAATTGTCCAATTAGCGATGGAGGAGCGTCCCTTCATCATTGGGGTAGAAGACGCAGCCGGTTCCCGTTTCCTTGAACCAACCATCATATCTGAGGCACTTAAAAC